GGCAAAATTACGAAGATCAAAATACAAAATGAAACACATTAGTGAACCAGCTCACACTCTCCAATTTCAAGCGGTTATTAGAAAGTCAACCAACAACCATACCAGAAAGTTATTTGAAAACCTTTGCTTATTGGACAAAAATAACTGTACGGCAGAATCAATGTCCTTCCTAGGCAGAACCTTATTGACTGCACTATGCATCAGGTCTCTGAAAGACTTGCCCAAACCCTGAGTCATCTTGCCCTCCAATGCCCGTCTCACCTCTTCAGATGTTGGCTGAGATTCGTCACCTGTCAATGGGTTTATGACACCGGTTGTTGTGAGGAATGCTGTGAATGACGACATCATGTCATCTTCCTCCTCATCTTCATCCTCAACAATGTCTTCTTCATCTGGCATTACTGAAGATAATTTCATCTTAAAATACCCTTCTTTACCCATTGTCCTATCTGCAACAAATGACGCTATGGCATCCCTTGCGACTGATTTGAGGTCTTTCCTCCTAACCTGGGACAACAGCTTTGTCAGGGTCATTATTGCAGAAATTGAATCCTTTTCTGATAACACACTGCCCTCTATTCTAGCTAGGTAATTAGATAAGACTGTCATGTTGTTAAGATTTTCTTCATCAGCCTCATCAAGCAGGAACTCAGCCTGATCTGAGAGGTCATTGTCATACAAAAGAACTATGGCAGAGTTCATCACTGTGTAATCCTTTGCAACAGGGATTTGCAAGTCTAACCCCAAATCTATCATGTAACAATCACCAAATTTGCAAAACTTCCCCACTATCGCCTTCTCTAAAGGGATCAAAGACACTCTGTCTTCAGAGGTGGCACCCCTATTCCCTCTGTTATAAGCTTCAATATTGTCTCTGACTGTCCTAGATTTGATCCCATCTGTTGCCAAGCTCACCGCCGCCTTTCCTTGATAATTGATGTATATGTTCGTCTTGTAAGTTGTTGCCCTAACGCTAGCACCTAGCAACTTCTGTGTGACTATCAATCCCACACCAGAAATCCTTCCCGCATTCCACTTGACAGTGCCTTGCACCTTGAAATTGCTAGTGGTGGTGCCACAGTACCCTGACTTGACCATCTTTATTGCAGATATATTGATTAAAGTTGAAGATTGCACTGAGACATCAGCTCTGGTAGCAGCCAATATTGTCTTATAGGTGTCAACATCTTTGATTGAAGATATGGTTTTGTTGACACTTGCATTGTCTCTCTTAAACAGCTCTGAAGAATGATTCAACTCACTATCTAGAGTTGTGTATGGGAGGGCTGCATACTTGCATCTTATCGCATTGAAACCAGGGTGACAAAACTTCTTCAGGTGTTCATAAGATTCAGTTGCTGCATCTTGCATGGTGGATGAAATTGCCAGTATGCTCTCTGTATGCCTAATCGTTGTGTTGAATAATATGTTCAAAGATCTTGAATACATGTAGTTGTTCTTGAACAGATCTCTAACCATGTCAGTGTAGTTCGCTGTTTCTGGCTTGATTTTGTTGAAGATTTTTGTGCCCTTCATCACATGTTTTCCAATCGCATGTGTGGCAGACTCAGCCCTCAACAACGCCTCACGTATCTCCATGTTAGCTTGCTTAAGGCCCAACGTTTTGTATCCATATATCCTATTGTACTTATCAGCATTCACCCCCGCAAACCTGTTTATGATCGCTAGCTTCAGATCTTTTGGGTGGACCAACAATTCACTGATGGGTGGCATGACCTTAGCTGAGTTCCTCACGTCAGTCTTACATTCAACATTAGCTGTCATGGTGTCATCACAAGCCATAGTTATCTCCATAGCTGTGTTGAAACTCCTTGCAAATGTCATAGACAAAGACTCTATCGCCCTATCTTCCAACCCAAAATCGTTGAGGTAAGAGGAGTACACTTTCTTTAACTCTAACTCAGAGATAGGATTCTCAGAAATTTTTGTTTCAAGGTCATCCAATGAAATTTTCTCACGGCCAAATTCTAACACTCTGTCTATCAATGACTCCTTTGAGATCTTAATGTTCTCCCTATTCCTACTATACATGGGCTCATACTTCCTATCGAGATAGTCATGACTCATGCCTTCTGAAAGCTGGTTTGTCTTGAATCTGTTTAGGACATAGTTCATCGTCTCCACATAAGACATTGAAGTGTTATCTACAGGATACTCCCCATTCCCAAACAAAAGCTTTGAGAAAGAGCTCCTCTTTTCAACCGCTGCAGTGTACTTATAAGCCTTTGCAAAGTTGTAAACCCCCTCTATTGATTCAGGGAGATAGAAATTCATGTTGGACCTGTCAATGAGAGACCTAGACATCTCTTCTCCTGAGAAGGTGTCAACTGGTTTTAACATGCAATTAGACATTATCCTAGCGTATATGTCAGCATCAACACCTAAAAAACCAGATTTCAGGTAAGAAGTGGATAGAGGTCCGAGCATCATAGTGACTATGGGCTGGATGAGGGGAGGGCCTCCGAACTCAACTGGGTTCCTTACGACCTGAGGGTGTTTCTCATAAAATTGGAACCTCCTCCACTGGTCCAGAAGCATGGACACATTGATTGCTGACATCACATATGATCCATAAATGCTCCCCCCTTTCGCTATGTATTGCGCCCCCCTAGCCAAAGCGCCCATGGCGTCCTGATAGTAATTGAGTCCATCCCCACAATCCATTAGTGCGGTGCGGTACTTTCCAACAGGTGCAACCATATTGCCCTCAATTATGAAAATGGAATTGACCTCAGCATCCCTGCTGCTGACAAAACTCTTAGCCTTATTCCTTATAATATTAGCTAAAGATAATGTTTCACTCCTGAAATCAACATACAGCTGCTGCGTGAATCCCATATCACGGGCCTCACCTGAATACTTCAACCCCACATAGCTGTCATCAGATGTCACGTAAACAATTATTTTTACACCAAAAATCTCTTTGAGAAAGTTAGCCTGCCACCTGCATACAGCTGCATGTAATATCGATGTTGTGGTCCCGAGAATTCCTTGTCCCATCCCCATAGGCATTCTGTTTGCAACTGTCTCATTCCCGACGTTATATTTCTGCCATTTTGTATAAGCTCTGCCAAAGGAAGTCTGAGACTGATCCACTGTCATCACCCTATCCACCATATTCATGAACTTTCTTATCAAACCCTCTGGCCATTTATTTTGTTTCATGGACATCAAATTCATAGTGTCTATGAACATGTCACGAATCATCTTATCCTCTATCACAACAACACCCAGGTGGGCTAGTTCATTCATCAACTGATTCGGGCCCCATCTGCTTTGATCGTTTGTATCATGATTCACACCACCATCCTTAATTTTTGTGTCAGACGTCACGTCGTCATATGCTTTCCTGAAAAGTTGCTCCTTATTCTTAGAGTCCATTATGTTCTCCTCAACAGCCTTTCCCCCAACCTCCATCACCATCTCAGCAAACTTACAACCAATTCTCATCATGGCATTCATAACAGTTATCTCTCTGTCTCCATCTTGGTCCTTAGATATGATTCTCGCAAGGTACTCAACTAGTTCCTCCCTTGTCTGTTGTGCTTTTAGAGTGTAAAGGCTACATAAACCCACACCTTTTGTGTCAAACGCTTCTTGGACCTTGTAGATCATGGACTTGTTAGGGTCCACATCAGCTACTTCATGGGAAAAGTGCTCATATATTGACGATGCAGCTCTCACTTGCTGACTTTCAGGCTTAAATGCACCCCTTTCCATACCTCCTCTCAGTGTGAAGAGATCAGTAACATTTGTGTTGAAAAGTTCTTTCTTCATTTTCTCCTCTCCTGACTTAAAATCTTCTTTGACAGACAGAAGGCATGCATGTGTGAATATAAAATTTTGCTTGTATCTCTGAGGTCCATCAGACATCATTATGACCATGCTTTCAATTATGGAGTCTCGATTCTCTATGATAGAAGCTGACATGCTATTCAATGTGTCAGAATCAGAAAGATATTCCATACCGCCCAGCCCTGTTATGCTTGAATATCTATCTTTCTTCACTTGTTCGAAGATCTCCAATTCCTTAAGCAAGGCCATGTAGTTCTCTGAATCTGACGGTCCTTTCTCTGTCCTGAATTTGTTGAATGCCCTTGCAACATAGAAAGATGAGACGTGATACTCATAATTGGGCACAGGCAAAGCCATGTTGGGTAAGCAGACATCTATAGATCTGTGCAACTGCCTGGAAGTACCATCACTGTCTGTCACCCTATACCTGCTCATGTTCATGCACCACCCGCAAATGAAGTATTTTACCATCCTGCAAAAGAAGAGGTTTTCAAATTTGGATTTGAAGATGGCCCTAAAATCTCTATCAAGAGCTTTCTTCAAGGTCTCTGAGGGTTTTGACCTGTCACCCCTTACGGCCATGTAAAGATATCTGGATTTGAGCATCATAACAGTTACCTTGTCTCGGTTGATCCTTCCTATCAAGCAGTCAGTGATTGCTGTGAGAGAGTCTGCTCCGTTTTCGATTGCATAATCAAATAAGGAATACTGAGTATATTCCAATTTTTCATTCCATACCAGCTTATTTCTGTCTATGCTCCTGAATGGGGTAACTGACAAGACACCAGACTCGTCTTTGTAATATGTTTCATACCAAACAGTCTTGAGGTGAGGCATGTCAGCTCCCTTCTTTATAAGGGTGATGGAAGCAAAAGGGTTGTTTTCACCTATGTAATATTCCTTACCCCTAGACCCTATCTTTGCTGAAGACGAAATTGACTTGGCCTCAGATGAGTCATGGCTTGCAGATATTGAAGCGTCTGTTAGAGCATAATCGGCCACATTGCCCTCGCTATTCAACCTCATGTCCATCGGTCCGCTGGTCAGGTTTGCATCATTCAATATTGTCAACACTTTTATTGCCCCGATTGACTTAAAATCACCCTTTGTTCTTGGCGCCCCTGTTGCCCTGTTGTCTTTGTTAAGGAGATTGGTTGAAAAGTCCAGATTGTTAACCTCCAACTCAGAATATTTCTTTGTCAAGTGTATATTCATCTTTGAACCAAATGTGTTTGTATCCTTAGATTTCCTTAGCAGAAGGTCATGGAAATTCCCGTGCATTTCGTTTTCGTTAAACACAGCCAGAAAGCTTCTTTTCCCTGTTTTCTTCACAAAAGCGAACATATCCCTGGCCAATGAACCCAATTTCTGCTCACTGTTTGCATCAACAAGTTTCTTCTCATCGGGATCCATCATGAACATCTCTCCTGTGTTTGCAACCTTGAAATATTCATCTTCCTTCCTGTTTATCACCTCATTCATTGTAAGCAGCATCAATACCTTCCTGTCAAGCGCTGGCAAGATCTTGGACTCTGCACCTGTGGGAGGCCTCATGCCATCCAGCATGTAAAACAGTTTGTCTTCTGTTGGCCCTTTAAAAACTGAAGGCACCCTGATAGATGTTTCGATTCTGTCTTTAATATTAACCTTTGAAAGGCAATACTCCATGTACTCTAATGCAGTTTTAATTTCTGGGCTCTTCATGGATTTTAATCTAGGGACAATCTCCTCAAATGCCAAGGCAGTCTCTGGGCCATTTGACATCAAACATGACTCTAGGACATC